GTTTGACGTGCTAATTGAGCATAGACGATTTGCATATTTACCGTTGTGGGGGTTTTAATTGCCTTTTGTAATGCACTTTCGGTTATTTCATGAAAAATAATTCGTGGTGTTGTCTCAACGGGCAACTGGAATACCTGGCACAGATGCCACGCAATCGCTTCGCCTTCACGGTCATTGTCGGTTGCAAGAATGATTTCATCCGCTTTTTTAATTGCTTGCTTTAATTTATTGATTTGTTCCTTTTTACTTTCACTATTTACAAATGATAATGCAAAGTTGTTTTTAATGTCAATTGAGGCCAGACCATTTAATTCTCTAATATGACCACAACTAGCAAGACATGTATACGTTTTACCATAAGATGCAGCGTTATTGTTCAAAAATGTCTCAATCTTTTTACACTTTGAGGGGGATTCAACAATAACCAATGTCGTCGGTTGTAGTTTTGTATCAGGGAAGGTGGGGGGCGTCGTCGTTTCGTTAGATAATAATTTACGAGGAGGCATTATGCTAGGATGCAAATTATTATATAATAGATGAGAGATAGGTTTAAATGTAAATTAGAATTGTTATATCTCTCTTACGCTTTAGGGTCAGGTTGTTTTGCTTTAAACTCTGCCCACGTAATTTTTTTCTCTTTAGGTTTAGACGGTGTCGTTTTTTTCCCCGTTTTTTTATCAATTCGTTCGGCCTTTGTTAGTGCACTATCAATATACATTGCTTTTAATATTTTCCCCACTTCAAACGCACCTTCATGTTGATTAAACTCGCTAGTTTCAATTTGCTTTAACACGTCCAATAGTTTGTGTAAAATCTGTAAATTTATTTCATCCTTTTTTACCTTATTAAAAAGGTCCATATAATTATTAAAAATAAAACTACATTGGGATACACACATTGTGTCAAATTGGTTCGGATTTGATTGTGCCAAACGACTGTATTTTTTTTTTAAGGATAATAAACAGGTAACATCATTGCGTATTAAATCGCTGTGTTTTTTTTGACGAATATCGTTTGTAAAGTCCTCTACATTATTTGCATCAATCATTTTAGTCAGATTTAATTTATCTGTATGATCCATTATATATTAGACCTATAATAATATCTTTATATTAATATATATGAAACATACAATAACTAGGCGTAATAAGCAGAGCCGTAACGGAAGTCACAAGCGGAGCCGTAAAGGACACAAGCGAAGTCACACGCGGAGCCGTAAAGGACACAAGCGAAGTCACAAGCGGAGCCGTAACGGAAGTCACAAGCGGAGCCGTAAAGGAAGTCACAAGCGGAGCCGTAACGGAAGTCACAAGCGGAGCCGTAAAAATAACAGTATAAAAAAAGGGGGAGGAATTGGAAATGGTGTTCTTGCAAATCCACCTGCTCTTGGCAGCAATGTTACCGCGGCATATGAACGAATGCAAGCGTCACAACAAGCGCAAGCAGATTTAATAAAACAAAATGGCGGGTCTGTTTCTTGCTGTGATGAAAACAATGTTTATGGTTATCCTTGCCCGTCCGGGATGTGTGGTCCTATTCCTCAAACGTCAAATCCAGTTACAAATGAATTGATACGGCAAGCCGCGGTGATTACTGCCACTGGATTGGCAAATGGTGAAAACGATAGCAAAGTAAGTAATGCCTATTTTGAAAGACCATCCAAGTAATTTTTAAAGTATTCTATGATTTTAATAATAATAAATAATAATAATATAATTTAATATGGATGTCTCAGATTTAACCTTATCTATAATAATAATATGTATTTTTTTGTTATTGTTTATTTTTAATTTTCTTGTGGTGAACATACAACGCATTAAGGAAAATTGGCCACTGTATAGATGCCAACCATTAGTCATTCCATTTGCATCCTTTTTTGGCCATAACACTTCAAAAAATTTTGCTTTTTGTATTCAAACCATGCAAAAAGGGTTTATGGACGATTTATTAAAACCTGTCAATTTCAATATCGGATTATTAACCGATGTCACTGATAAATTAACGGTTGATTTAGATTATGCAAGAACATTAATGAATTATTTTAGATATTCGGCAATTGATATGTTTAAGAATATATTTTCGTCTATGTTTAATATCATGGTAGAAGTGCAACGTTTTATTATAGTCACCAAAGATACGATTGGAAAAATGGTTGGAAATATGACAACCCTATTACATATTGTAAGTGGGTCTATCATGACCATGACTAGCGCCTGGGATGGTCCTCCCGGTGACTTGATAAGAGCCGTATGTTTTCATCCCGACACTACATTAGAATTAGTAAATGGTGACTTGGTGAGAATGAAAGATGCACCCTTAAATGGACTAATGGAAAATAATACGAGAATACTATCAATAATGCATTTAAGTAATTTAGATGAAAATGGCAATTTGATTGAAAAGATGTATAGAATTAAAAGAAAACGATTTTTTAGTGATAAAGATGTTACTAATGAGAAGGGGTATAGAGATGACATTCTTGTATCTGGCACCCATTTAATTTACGATCCAACCCTTAAAACGTTTATTAAAGCAAGCGAGTGTTCTTATGCCGAATTAACGGATATTAAGTGCGAGACATTGACTTGTTTAATAACATCAAACCATACGATTCCTATTGGGGGGTGGATATTTCATGATTGGGAAGATAATAATGGTTCTCCTTCAAAATCGTTCTAATAATTATATAGTGTTCATTTACAAAAAACTTCAATATATAATTTATTTACTATTTATAGACATACTATATATGAGTAATAAACCAAGTACTATAGATACAACTATCACAAACACCCTTTTTAAAATAAAAAAATTATATTTAAAATCCGGTTATATGAATATACATGGAACAGATGTATGGGTCTCTGCAATATTATGTGGCATATTTATATATTTAATCTGTTATTATTATTATGTAAATGTCCTACAAGTAATTAGGGCGGATTGGCAAAAACATAAATGTAATCCTGTATTAATTCCATTTGCTGGATTTATAAATAATCCAAAAGATAAAACAAAGTTAGAATTTACTGCTGAAAATTTTTCAGGGTGTATTAATTCTATGCTTAAGGATATTGTTGAAGGTGCCGTTCAACCCTTTGTTTTTATAATTAATTCATTACAAGAAGCATGTCAACATATAATTGATTCGGTCAAATTATTTCGTAAAATGACATTCAATGTTAGAATGGGCGTTATAGATATCTTACATCGTATTTATGATGGATTAATGAATCTGGTTGCTTCTTTTATAAACCTTGTTATAAAGGTAAAAGATTCTATAGGCAAAGTGAAGGGCATGATGGCAACTGCCGTCTATACCATTTTTGGTAGTTATATGGCATTGCAGTCCTTATTTGGAGGTATAGTAGATTTATTACAGAAATTTATGGTTTATGGCGGTCATATTATTCTTATTGCAATTATAGCAACGGTTGCGTGCCTTGCTGGGATTCTTACTATTCCTCTTTTTCCAATCCCAATGGTACCTGGTTTGGTCTTGACCCAAATTTGGCTAATTCTTCTTATACCCGTAGCAATCTATAGATTATTAATACTTTACTTTCTTGATATTCCGACACCACCCATGCCTGATGCACCTGATTGGAGTCCGGTTTGTTTTTCAGGCGAAACCGTGATTGAGGTTATTGATACCATGAATACAAGTCATTGTATACCAACCTTATTAAAAAATATAAAAGTGGGCGATACATTGAAAAATGGCGAAAAAGTAACGGCAGTTATTAAGGGAGCCTCCGTTGGTCAAACGGTTTACGCCTTAGATGGAATTTTAGTAACAAGCGAGCATAGAGTGTATGAACCTTCATTAAACTGGATCAAGGTTAAAAATCATCCCAGAGCAACAATCGTGTCCTCGTTTAATGAACCCTTTGTCTATTGTCTAGGAACCGATAAAAAAATAGTTACGATTGGGAACATTCTATTTTCTGATTGGGATGATATAGATGAAAATGTATTATTCCATTTACACGAAAAATGTGTAACCACTACGAATAACACGAATCATTATTTACCAAGAAATTTTAAATTAAGTGATATTCACACCCACTTAGATAGTGGGTTTACGGGGAATACGCCAATTCTATTAAAGAATGGGTTAAGCATACCGATTTCTAATATAACGACCGAAGAACACCTATTAAATGGGAGTAAAGTAATTGCAATTGTTAAAATTGATGCACGTGATATGAACATTTATACACATCACCTCTCCGATACTGTATCTATAACTAGTTCTAAAAATATACATATTAATGACACTAATTTAGGTAAACTAAATTGTATGGATTTAAAGAGTAACTATATTGAAGCAGGCAAGCATAATGAATTGTATTTATATCATTTAATAACTGATAAAAAAGGATTTATTATTAATGGTGTTTGTGTAAATGATTATAACTCGGGGATAGATTTTTATTTATAATATACCTTTTATTTATACTATACTTTTAAAAAGTAAATAAAGTATAGTATAATAATATATACTATGTTTGATGAACTGAATCAAATCGGTAATATTAATAGCATCAATGATTTTTTAGATTTTAAATTCTCAGTAAAAACAATTATAATATTACTATTTTTAGGTGGATCTGCTTTTTTAATTTTTATTATATTTTTATTCGGTGGAGTCAATAACACAGTTGATTATTTAAGCATAATCATAGAATCTACAAAGAATAGCATTAACAAAAATAAAAATATACCAAACCTTCACTTAAAACAAACGAAGACTTCTTATAAAGAGAGCGAACCTAAAGAAAAGGAAGATGAAGATGATTAGACAATGAATCTTTTTATCTAGTTTAATAATATAGTGAACTATGAGTATTAATAGTTTTTTAAATCAAACTGTTTCTTTTAAATTAATTATAGTGGTCGGGGGGTTTTGGTTAATGGTGGCCGCTGCTGCAGTGCTTTATTTTTTTGGCGGATTTAAAGAAGGGTTTGAAGCCGGGATTGTCGGTTTAGGAACCGCTTTAAATTACAGTATAGGTGATGGTGTTACTACGAGTTGGGAAAACCCCGATAAGGTAAAAGATCATACCACCAAAAATAAGGATATTAGAGATATTAGAGATATTAATTATAATAAAGTTGATGAAAAATATGATTTATATGCAAATTTAGAACACAACGTGACTGGTCCTATTCCTTTACCCGATGAAGAGTTGGTGTTTTTTGATAAAAATATATTTTCACCAGAGTGTTGTCCTTCTAATTATTCTAGTGCCGATGGGTGCTTGTGTGCTGCCCCCGAACAAATGAAATATTTGAATGAACGCGGAGGCAATCGCACGCTTGTTGGCGAGTATTAAAGCATATTACCATTCGGCATCATAATAGGTAGCACCTGAATACTCTATCCATTCGTCTAATGTAAACTTTATAAAATCGGCAGGAAGTAAATATTTTTTATATTCCATATCAAACCCAAGCGAAGTCATTTCACGGTAATGAAATGCAGCATTTTTCATAATAGTTAAAAATTCTTCAATGGAATGTATTTCTGACTCTTTTGCGCCTATGCCACTATAAACAATATAGGGCATGTTATTTATATAACTATAGTTAGTCAACTCTATTTATATAGTATTCACTTACATATCAAAAACCATTTTTTTTCGCTCGTTTACTGTCTCTCTTTTTGTCCGTTCGCTCAGAAAATGAAAGTAGCGCTTTGCAAGACTATACCGTTTATATACATTTTTTGCCTTTTTGTATTTGGTTTTTTTATAGTTGTTCATGGCTTCTAATCGCACTTTCATAATCATGCCCACTTGCCATACTCTTTTATGAGAATAGGTATCTGTTTTATATAAATGTTCCAAGTGTTTAATTGTATGTTTAACATCATCTACCGTTGTATATTTAATTGGAATGGTATCTTTGGGGTTTTTATCAATATATACATCAAATGATTTTTTTGGATTTTTTGGGTTATATAAAAATTCCTTTTTCCCTCCATTATGTTTTTGTGTTTTACAGTATTTATAAGGCGCACATGACGAGCGCATTGTAAACCCATTGACCGGTCCATTGATGCATCTTTTTTTCGTGAATTTTCTCGGTAAGTTAAATAGTTTGTTATCTTGGCGTTTACATTTGGTGTGGTGGGTATTACTCTGGCAGCAGCCAACACTAGAGTGATCCATATATAGTTTACTTATATTATAAAAAAAAAAAGAGAGAGAGAGAGAGAAATTAATAAAAATGATAAAAAACAACTTTCTGGGTTTGGCGAATGTTTTTCGGTTTTGGACATTTATAAATGTCCATTTTCCAAAAGCGCCACTTAATATAGCGAAAAAACCTGAAAAAGTGCATTGTGACCATAATGGTCTCCTTTTGTTTTTCGGACGAATTATTTTGTGATGCTAATTTTTTTTACAAATAATAGTTATTATAAAAAAGATTTAGGCATTTTTTTATGTCATTCTATTATAGAGTTCAAATGATTACAGAAAATAATGCCAAAAATGCCATACAATTGTGTTGTGAAAAATGTAACTTTAGATGCTTTAAAAAAAGCAATTATGAAAAACACTGTTTGACCCGTAAGCATCAAACGAATTACAATGAATTACACAAAAAAGAGCAAAAAATGCCTAAAAAATATTACTGTAATTGTGGTAAGGAATATAATTATAGACAAGGATTATATACCCATCGTAAAAGTTGTAATAATAAAAGTATTGAACCTATCCCTATCAATGAAAAATATACTAATAGTGAAAGTTGTAATAACGAAAACACCATTTTACATGAATTGGATATTAAATCGTTAATATTAGAATTGGTAAAAAGCAACACCGATTTACAAAAGCAAATGTTAGAAGTCTGTAAAACCAACAATACTACAATTAATAACAACAATAGCAACAACAAGACCTTTAACATGCAAGTGTTTTTGAATGAAAAATGCAAAGATGCAATGAATATTATGGACTTTGTGAATTCTATGACGCTGGATTTCTCGGATTTGGAAGAACTCGGCGAACTCGGTTACGTGGAAGGGATTTCGCGACAGATGATTCGGAAACTCAGTGAGATGGATATTTACAAACGCCCGATTCATTGTAGCGATTTAAAGCGGGAAACCATGTACGTCCGTGATAACGATGTCTGGGAAAAGGAAACCGAGACCTATGACAATCTCCGGAAGGCCATTAAATACATTACGAAAAAGAATGGCGATTTGATGATTCCTTGGCGTAATGCACATCCGCAATGCATGAAACTAGAACATCCGTTAAACGACACTTACCTCGGGATTATGAACCAAGCGATGGGTGGGAAAGGTGAGTTTGCCGAAAGCGAAAGCAAGATTATTCGGAAGATTTCCAAGTGTGTCACCATTGATAAAAAAGATATGTAAACCAGTTTCATTTTAAAATAGATTGTAAGTATTTTATTAACAATAGAAGTTTATACAAAAAATGATAAAAAACAACTTTCTGGGTTTGGCGAACGTTTTTCGGTTTTGGACATTTATAAATGTCCATTTTCCAAAAGCGCCACTTAATATAGCGAAAAAACCTGAAAAAGTGCATTGTGACCATGATGGTCTCCTTTTGTTTTTCGGATGAAAAAAGTTGTGATGCTAATTTTTTTTGGGTTTTTATAAATTTATTAAAAAAGGATTTAGGAGATTTTTTTGTTGTAATAATATACAACAATGACAACACCAACATTTAACAAAATCTCCAAATTATTTTTATGCGAAAATTGTAATTATTCAACTCATAAGAATTCTGAGTATAAAAAACATTTACTTACACGTAAACACCTACATACAACAAAATACAACACTTTAGACACTACACTAGAAAAAGAATATATATGTGATTGTGGTAAAAAATATAATCATAGAGCATCATTATTTAATAATAAAAAAAAATGTTTTGAAAATAATAACCAATTAAAAAAAGATACAGCAGTTGAAAATGATGACAAAATAGATTTATTAATAAATGAACATATTGATTTTAAAAATATTATCATAGAATTGGTGAAAAGCAATACAGAATTACAAAAACAAACACTGGAAATGCAGCAGCAAATGCTAGAAGTCTGTAAAAACACTAGCGGTGGAGGTGTGAATAATTCCTACAACAATAGCAACAACAAGACCTTTAACATGCAAGTGTTTTTGAATGAAAAATGTAAAGATGCAATGAATATTATGGACTTTGTAAATTCTATGACGCTGGATTTCTCGGATTTGGAAGAACTCGGCGAACTCGGTTACGTAGAAGGCATTTCGCGACAAATGATTCGGAAACTCAATGAGATGGATGTGTATAAACGTCCGATTCATTGTAGCGATTTAAAACGGGAAACCATGTACGTCCGTGATAACGATGTCTGGGAAAAGGAAACCGATACCTATGACAATCTCCGGAAGGCCATTAAATACATTACGAAAAAGAATGGCGATTTGATGATTCCTTGGCGTAATGCACATCCGCAATGCATGAAACTAGAACATCCGTTAAACGACACCTACCTCCGCATTATGAACCAAGCCATGGGCGGGAAAGGCGAGTTTTTTGAAAGCGAAAGCAAGATTATTCGGAAGATTTCCAAGTGCGTCACCATTGATAAAAAAGATATGTAACTTACACTACATGGTCATACCATAAATGAATATGATAGAGACCTCCTATGGCGCCAAGAACTACAATCGTTAATGCTAAATATTCTGGTATTTTTTTATGCATCACTAATTGGTAACCAATATAAACAAAAAATAATCCCATCAAAATATGACTTGACCATATAAGTTCATTTGAAACGCCAAAATGGTAATTGCTTTTGTTTTTTTTACTAACAGGTGTCGTAGTAACAACAGGTGTCGTATTCATTTTTATATATAATAAGAATAGAATATGCTTCCGTTTATGTATGCTTCCGTTTATGTATGCTTCCGTTTATGTATGCTTCATTTTTACATATACATATTTTGCCAACACCCCTTTTCTATGTTTTTCTTAATAAGGGTGTCCACCACTTGCGGTGTTACCACCATTGGGAATTGGACTTTGATAGACATTTCATTTTCAAAGAGATTTGTATCGGGTTTCATTAAACGATACAAGTTCAACTTCGTATAAATAATTTCTAGGCAACGCTTTAAGGTGCGGACGCCATCTTCTTTCTCAGTATAGTTTGTAATAATGTAGTTCATGGTATCATCCGAAATCGTAATGTCGGACATATCAAACTTCACTTGGTCACAAATTTTCGGCAACAAATATGTATTTGCAATAATCGTCTTTTGAGGTTGTTCGTAACCTTTGGTTTGAATACGATACATTCTATCCAACAAAATGCGGTTCACTTTACTCTCGTCATTGTAACTGAAAATAAAGAGACACCGACTAAGGTCAAATTCAATTTCTGAAAAGTAGCGATCATGAAATTCGCTGTTCTGGGAGGTATCGGTCAAATGCGTCAGAATACCCACAATCTCTTCCCCCTTGGGGGTATCACTAATCTTGTCCAATTCATCAAAGTAAATCACGGGATTCATGCTCTTGCACTTAATTAACAAATCCACGATTTTCCCCCAGGAAGAACCTTCATAGGTGTAAGAATGTCCTTCTAGGAAACTGCTGTCCGTTGCGCCCCCGAGTGCAATAAAGGCAAAATCACGTCCAAGAATTTTACTAATGCCTTCTTTGACCAAGGTTGTTTTACCCGTGCCCATGGGACCTTTAATGGCAATCGCAGTTCCAATTGCACTAGGGTTAACAATCCATTGACCAATCATTTGCATGATTTGCAACTTTGCATCTTCCAAACCATACACGGCTTGGTCTAATGTTTTCTTTGCATTTTCCATGAATTCGTGACACTTGTCAACGCCATCTTCAAGCGATAGTGGTAGATTTTTATATTGATTAAACGGGATGCGCATAAAGGTGTCGACCCAGTTTTTCATTTTAAAATATTCACTGCCGCCAGGTTCCATATGCTTTAGTGTAGAAATTTTACGGTAAGCGGATGCTTTGTAGTGAGGTGGAATGTTTGATTCCAATAAAGTAAGACGATACGGTTTTGAAATATCCGAATGTTTCTTGATTAATTCAAACTGACGTATTGCATGCTCTTGTTCTTCAATCGTCATTTTTTCATTGAAATACTGTAAATCATTCATCACATCGCGGTCCTTAAATAACTTTTTAAGTTTTTTTGTATTTTTCACCTTTTCTTTTTTAATTCGGTTTTTTTGGCGCTTTAACAAATGCTGTTCTTTGGTGTTAATATCATCAATTACCTTTTTAATGGTTGGATTGTCCTGTTCTTCGGGGGTTAGACCCTTAAACAGTTCTTTGATTTTAGTATAGGCGTTTGATTCATCTTTGTATGAAGCACTAGAACTAGAAGAAGCGGGGGTGGTGGTGGGGGGTGCATTTGCCTTTGACGTTGATTTTTTTTGCGTGATACTAAACGTATCCGCTTGACGACCAGCGTCAGCGTCACCACCATCAATGTCTTTCTTTTCTTTAATGGCCTGATGGGTCGTCTTTTCGGTTTTGTCTTCTTCATTTTCATCACTACTACCACTACCACTACCACTCTCATCGTCCGATTCG